CTGCGGAGGAGGCGGGGGAGCCATGTCAGATGCCCTTCTCAGGGGGTGCTGGCTGTTCTCAAAATCTGGATGCATGCTCTGCCCTGTCGTATATGTCTTTCAAGATGTATGGCCTGACCCAGACCCAAAAAGCGGCGAAGGCAAGAGCCAATTCACCGCCAATGGCTGCTGGTGGTGGAGATACCGACATCAGCATTGAGACGCACAAAAACCCCCACAGCATTGCGTTCCATCCGGCGAATGCACGAGCAAGCCCACAGTGGAAATACTCTCCGGCAACGATGGTGATCTGCGTTGCAGAAGAAAGCAGAAGCACCACGCCCCATGCTTCTTCCGGCATCACCTTTGACATCACGGCATAAGTCGGACGATCAAAGGTGTCACCGGGCCATAGCAACATGACCGCCCAGAGAAACTCGCCAATGGCAAGGCTCACTCTGGTGGCAACGAGGTCAGAGTCCCACAGTGCGCGGGACATGCCTTGAATAAGTTTGTCTTTAGTCATAATGGATTTATCACCGTGCGTCACCTGTTTTGAAATTTCGAATCACTGCCCCATAATCCCGGCATGACATTCGCCCTAGCCATGATCTTCAAGCCATTGGTGGCGCTGTTTCTGTTTGGCTGTTGCGCTCTTCCTGGCCGCATTGCTGTTCAGAAATGGATGAAGCCGGGTAAGCTAAAAAACTTCTTATTGACCGACATTGGCCCCAAGAAGCCCAGCGGAAACAGTTGAAGGCATCGCCAATAGCTTGAATGCTTCCGTGTCCAGTAAGGATGGAAGTACGCGAGAAGTGACAGATGGCGAATAGCCTGGATTGAGCGCAGACCTTTGCACAGGGCCACTCAACAGCAGACTGCGCGCAGCAGGACGGGCACCCAGCAAAGTCAATGCAAGCGGATTACCTGTTCCAGCGGTTGACGTAAGACCTACCGCGAAATCGAGAGGACTGACAGCCTTTGGTGCTTCCTTAAGTGCCTGGGCAGCCTTTGGGAATGCTCGCGCAAACTCTGCAACGTCCTTCAGTTCTCCTGGCTTTTTGAACTGTGTATGTCTTGGCAATGGTTTGCCGTGCATCCCGATAGCCTTTAAGCAAGTCGGATGGAGCGCCAATCTTCGTCAAATGCTGATCAATCGCATCCTCTAAAGCTCCGGCAGCTTGTTTGTAGGCAGAGCCTGCGAGCTTGTCGCCAGAACGATAAGCAGCATCTGCATCGTTTCTGAGAACCTTGATTGTCTGGATAGCGTCACCAGCATCAAAAGCACTTGTTTTCAGCGATTCAATGTCAGCCACAACTGCCGGAACTTTCCTGTTAGGGAACGATGCAGATTGGCTCATGAACGGCTTTATTGCGTCATCTAAGGCCTTTGTGTAGCTCTGTGATGGTTGGACTACACCAGCGTTAGAAACGGCCTGATAGGCCTGACCAGCTTGCTGCCTGATGTTGTTCAGTGTGTCCAGATTCAGCGGCACATCGTCTGACACGCCCAAAGCCTTACGAGCCAAGGTGTCTGACACTGTTTGATTGCGTTGGCTGGCTACCTGTGCGGTTTTGATCTTTCCAGACAGACCGGAAAGTGCCTCTGTCATCATGCCGGGGTTGAGGTCGGCTGGTGGTATGACATACCCAAGGGAATTGCCTTTTTGGGCAGCAGAGAACCGCTGTGCTGTTGCTTGCTCTGCTTGCTTTGCTTGTTCTGCTGCACGTTGACCGTAAGCAGAAACCATACCGGGCAGCTTATTTGCAACGAACTGACCAGCAGCCCCACCAGCGCCACCAATAGCCACGTTTGACATTGTTTCGCGTGTACTTTCGCTAGGCTGCGCCAATCCAAACGCAGCCCCGATAGCCGCTGCACCGGGAACAGTAGACGCACCGGGAATCAACGCAGTTGGCGCAATCATGGCTGCATTGCCCAAGAAATTGCCAACCTTGCCTGATGTTGTATTCATCAGTGCCGAATCAAGTTTTCTGGACTCTGCAATGTCGTTCCTGTCAACTAGCCCCAACATCTGACCAACACCGCGACCCGCATCCACCATCGCCTTACCAACACCAGCGGCCACCTTGTCAAAGGTTGACATGCCTTCTGTTGGATTGAACGCGGCAGATGCCTGCTTGTTTGCAGATGGAATGCTGAGAAAGTTTTTCTTGATTGCAGCCTCAATCTCTGACGGAGCCATGCCATCAGGGAACTCAATTCGGCTTCCGTTGACTTCGACGATCTGTGGCATCAGCGGCTTTCAAGCTTCCCGGTGGCGGGGTTGTAAATGAAATTGACCTGAGACTGAGGCTTTGCAGGTGCTGCGTCACCCGCATACCTGCGCTGAATTTCTTTGATCTGTGACAGAGCAGCCATCTTCCTGTCGGCTGGAATCATGGGGTCGCCAATCACACCCGCCATCTGCTTGTAGAGCAAAACGTCTTTGTCTGACTGTGGGCCTGACATCTTGGGCATCTTGGCAACCAACGCACCCTCAAGCGCCTGAAGCTGACCGATTGCTTGATCACCTTCAGTTGAGTACCCCAGCAGACGGCCAGCCGCATCTACACCAGCGCCGATGCCACTTCCAGTAGCTTTGGGGATGATCTTTTCAGCTTGATCAATCAGTTGCAGCGCCTCTACTGCTTCCTTTTGCGCCACTGGCTGAACAGCGTGAACTGCCTGACCCGGCTTCATGCCGACAGGTGGCATTACCCACATACCGTCCTTGAACTGAGGTTTTCCACCGCTTACCGCTTCAGCACCGCCAGCCTTATCAAAGTTCAGGCGTTCACGTGAGACTGCGTTATTGGCCCATGCAACCGCGTTGGATGCTTGAGCGTCAGGGGTCATGGTTTTCTTGAACTGCGCCATTGCTTGCAGGCTGTACGGGTCAAGTGCAGCAACCTGACCGCCCAAGTCCTGCATCAGTGGTGCGCGGTATTGAGCAAGTCCATCACCCACTCGTTGACCGTAGTCATCCACTTGATACTCGTACTCTTTGCCATCTGGCCCCATTCCCTTGATCGTCCGGGCAACCTTGGACTTGCCGTAGTTGCCTGACTCCGCAATGGTCTTGAGTACGGATGGATCACCACCCATGCCGATGATCTGGGTAGCCAGTTGCTGATAGTTGACGGGCTTTTGTTGGCCGATCAACGAGGCTTTTTCAGCGGTTGGCCCAGACGCATCCAGCCCGATAGCCTGAGAGCCACTGACAGGAAGGAACGCATCAGACAGCAGACCTTTGATGGCTGCTTGCCGTTGCTGTTCTTCCTGTGCTTCACGCTGCTTGCGTTGCCGTTCGGCTTGCAGGTACTCGCGCTCAGAGTTGCGCCATTTGGACTCTTCCGCATTAGCGAGAGTCTGCTGATACCCCTGCAAGCCTTGCATCAAGCCTTGGCCTGCATTGCGGTTTGCCATCAACCCACCAGCCAAGTTAAGGATTGCGAGGGTCTTTGGATCGTCCCAGGATGTGCCGAGTAAGCTCATGATGTTAGCCCGTTCAACAGGTATTGAGGCGTGTTCTGGATTGATCCAGAATTGACCATCTGATAGGGATTACTGTTGTTGTTAAACATGCCGCCCAACTGAGCGCCAGCCAGCGCACCACCCATCATCTGACCGACAGTCCCGCCCGTGGTTTGCGTCTGTCCATATGGAGTGAAGCCACTCATTGACCCGGTGAACTGTGCGAGGGTGTTCCAAGGTGCGTTCTGTTGGGTTGTGCCTGTGTTGTACAGACCTGTACCCAATCCGGCCAGCCCTTGCATCATGGAACTGAACATCTGGTTAGACAGCCCCAACTCAGACAAGTCAGCCTGCCTCATTCCCAGGTTGTAGTTGTTGTTGGCTGCATTCATCGCAGCGTTTGCAGATGTCGCAGCGTTCGACATCGACGCATTAGCACCCAGCCTTGCAGCCTCTAGGCTGTTGTCAGACTGATAACGGTTGGTCGCGTCATTCATCTTGCCCAATGTCATCTGGTTTGACAGTTGACCTTGACCCAAGTTGAAATTGTTGTCGGCTGTCTTGTTGCCGAGTGCCAACTGACCCAGACCGAGTGAATACTGGTTATCAGCAGACTTGTTGCCAAGAGCAAGCTGACCCAATCCAAGGTCAAAGTTTGAATCTGTTTGGTACTTCTGCAACTGCCGATTCATGGCGTTGTTGTAGTCACCGTAGTACATCGAAGTGATGGCATTTGCCATTTCCCGCGAGGCATCATTCAGAACGTTTGCCTCAACGACACCTTGACGTGAACCACCAAAACCGCCCACAGCTTGAGCGCCTGACCGGACAGTGGGCAGGATGTTTCTGCCAAGGTTCTGCCCGATCTGCTGCGAGATGGTGTTTGCCATCTGAGCCATGTAGGGGTTTTGGGTGTCGTAGTTGAAAGGTTGTTGACCCTCTGAACGAGTACCAATGCCCATCACGCCCTGTTGTGTGACGGGTTTCTTCTGTTGTTTTGACCATCCTGCTGTCTGGTCATACGTCCAATCAGATGCCTTCGATCCATCGGCCATCTGACCGCCAGCACCGTAGCCTGTGACGTTTTGGACTTGCTGACCAGTTCCACCAAACTGACCGAACACCTTGCCTAGTTCTCCGGCTGTCAAGCCAAGCTCAGATGCCTTGGACAGAATCTGGTCACCAGATTTGCCACTAGCCCACTGGTTTGCAGCTTGGTATTGTTCTGGTGTGAATCGGTCTGCTGGTGCTGAAGGTTGTGGAGCCGACTGTGGAGCAAGGATCGCAGATTGAGCCGATCTGAGTTGATCAGCCGACACGCCATATTGATTCATGGCTTGATTGACAAAATCAGCCTCGCTCATGCCACCAGCGCCCACGGTTTGCTTGTAGGCGTTGATGATGTCTTGTTGTGAAAAGGCCATGATTGCCCCTTATGCGAAACGGTTGGACAAAGCCAAGTCGTCTACTTCTTTCGGCTTGCTGGCTGTCGGTGCTGGCTGGAGTGCGACGAAACCGAACGGGTTCATCGTTGGGATCGCAGTGGATCGGATCACCGGAGTCTCGGACTGCATCTGAGGCTGAAAGCCTTGGAACTGCCCCATGTCCAGACCGTACTTTTTCGCGTACTTGTCCTGCATGGCTTGGGCCATTGAACCCATGCGGTTATAGCCAGCAAAAGCAAATGGCGAGGTATAGAGTTGTCTCAGTTGCTCTAGTCCGGCCTGCTGGTTCTGGTTGAGTCCACCAGTAGCCATTTGGGCTTGATAAATTTTTGCAGCGTCACCCAATACCCCGGAGTTGCCATCTTCTCCGTAATAGTGACGCGCAAGACGTGGATCAAGTTGTGGCCCTGATTGAGTTTCCTCTTCACCACCAAACAAACCACCCAAAACACCGCCAAGAATTTGACCAAACATAATTCACCCCAGAAAACGCCAAGAACCACCGCGATAACCATAGAACCCTGCACCGCTGCCAGGGTCGAAATTAACGCCGTCAGCAAGAACAATCATTCCTTCTCGTACCTTGCTGGGTGTCTTATAAGACGTGTCCAGAGTGAGGAACTGATTAGGTTCGCTCAGTGCGCGGGATATTTCTTCCAATTCCCTCGCAATGAAATCACGAAGCAATTGTGATTCCGTTGGCGGGATTTTACTTAAATAGCGGGACATTAGTAAGCCCCTGTTCCAACAACATCCAAATCAATAGAACGGACTCGCCATTGTTCCGGCCCGGTGGAAGTCAATCGAAGGCTTAAATATCTGCCTGTGACCAATATATCTACCTTGTGATCTGTTCCCACGGTGAAATTGACAGCAGGTTGCCAACTTGGGGATTGATCTGGATTCATGGCGGAACCAGCTTCAATTTGAATGACAGCTCCTGAAGCTGCGTCAATCTTTGGATAGATTGTTCTCAGAAGTTTGTTTGAATATCCGTCACCGAGAGACATTCCCTCTCTTTGGAGAATCCCTCTGAAGTTAACCCCGAAGTCACTCGTTCCAGTATCAAAGGCGGTAATTGCCGGAGTTGTCCGACAAAGAATCAGCCTAGCCTCGTTGGGTGCATATTCGTTTTCGTTCCACTCGGAAGCGTCTGAATCCCAAGAACTTGAATCAGTGTCCCAAGTTGTCGAAACATTGGTGATATTGGCCTGACCAAATGCGCCATAAGTGACGTTGTTCAGATCACGCAAACCCCATGTCTTATCTTGCCAATTCCAGACAGCAGCCTTATCGCAAAGGGTTGAGCCGTTTTGAGGGAAGCAGATTAAGACCTCATTTTTCTGAGGATTCGATGTGACAAACGCTTTTCGGAAGTTCGTGTTGTCAATGTTGTTGAAGATGTACTTACGAACCTGCGAGTCCGCAATCGATTGAACGCCTTGTGCTTGATGGACGATCACATCTCCAGCAGTCAAGACAACATGCCCAACAGGTGTAGCTACTCCACACCCCCTAGACAGCATCCCGGAATCACCAGGAAGCTTCTGGAATCGCCAGATGTACGGCTGTCCAATGAAAGACATGGCGTACATGGAGCGTTCCTTGTAGATGATCATCACATCACCCATTGGGAGAGCATCTACCAACAGGTCAGGCGTTTCTGCCAAGTCCTGTTCGCCTGCGTCCTTTGTAACGTCCGTTTCGTCCCAAGAGGTCGGGATGGTGCCGGGGTCAGCAGAGTGCGACCACTTGACCATGTGTGGGTAGCGAGTACCTGACTTGGTGATATCTACTGCTATCAAATAGTTTTTGAACGGACGCAGAGATGCACACCGCCAATTGGCATTCCAGCCCGTCAGAGAAACCAGATCGTTAGCTGTGTTCCCGTTCCAGTAGTGAGGGACATTCACGCTGTTGTTAAGAACCAGAATGCCACCCAAAGTCCCGCCTGTCCAACGGTCATCAGCGGCCCCTGTAAAGGCGCTGGCAGGCGTTATTTCAGTCTGTGTAGTACCGTCATCAGCAAACACTTTTTGAGTGCCTGCATAGACCCAATACTTAGATGTATTGATCTGGTAGGGTGTGATGAAGTAAGGCGTAATCGTCGGGGTTGTGAATACGTTAGTCATCCCCCTGAATCGCTCGGCAAACCCGTTACGAAACCGCATGTTCTCCACGCGGCTCCACACACCGTCACCCAATTCCTCGGGCATCTGATCGGCATTCCAGCCCTTGCCGCAGTCTGGTATCTTGATGATGGTCATAGCTGATCCCAGGTAAAGCCATCCCACTTGAGTCCGGGGTTGTCAGCCTTGAACCCACGCACAGCGCCACGCTCCCAACCTGCAAGGGTTTCGAGGTGCTTGTCAGACACCCCCCACTTGATGCACTCATCGATGAGGCTCTGAGTCCCACCGGAGAATGCAGTCATCAAGTGATTGAGCAATGCGTCTTTTGAGCGATCAACGAAAGCCGCTTTGTCGGCTGTCAGCATGAATGCAGGCACGGTGTAGCCCTCCATCTTTTTGGGTTCGATCGGGGTCTGGTTGAAGTGCTGGAGCGATTCAGTCAGCAGGGGCATGCGTTCGTAAGGGATACCGAAAAACCCACCATCTCCCCATCCCGGCCCCCATGAGTTTTCGACTAGGAACCGGCCAGCGTCATCGTCATAGCCAACAATGGACACGTAGTGCTGACCACGTGTGACGGACGTATCCGTGCCGATCTGGTGTGTTCTCCAAGGGCCGGACAGGTTGTCCACGTCAGGCGTGACTTTGATCTCCATGACCACAGGCATGCCCATCGCCAACAGGTGTTTGACTTCGGTGTAACTCCGGTCATTCACGCGAGTACGGATCAGCCGAAAGCCCATCAGCACGTCATTGCCTAGCTTCATCCCGTTCAACCGAGTGGCTCGCTCAAGGCTGTCAAAGGTCGAGCCAGTGCTGACACCAGCCAGCCCACGGTGCCAGCGTGACCAATCCCACAGGTGATAGGGGTCAAAGCGGGTCTGCTTGCCTGTTGCCCGTTCCCACACGCAATCCAAAGCATTCGCCACAGCAAACGGGCCGCACGCCGGGTCAGCGCCTTGGTTGTAGACCTGCTCCATGTTGGAACGAAGATCGACTGATTTCACAGCACGGCCAGCTCTGCCCGCAGGGCCACGGCTTGGGATTCCAGCTCGGCAATGCGTTGCTGGTTGCCTTCACGCAAGGCCCGGATGCTCTTCAGGTCAATGCTTGCCAGTTCAGCGAGGATTGCTGTTTTTCGCGCAGCCCTGTTCTGCAAATCTGATGCAGATTGCCTTTTTTGTATTTCGGCAATTTCTTCAGGTGTTGCATTTCGCTCTACGCCATTGTCCAAAACTTTAATCATGATTTTTGCAGCCCGTAAATGCGGAAATTTCCGGTCGTGAGATTGGTTCCGTTTGTGCCGAAAAAGCGAACACCAGACACAGCGCCACCGATGTAATTCATAGCCAGTTTTTCCATCACTGTGGCGGTGCCGGACGTAATGACGCACTCAGATGCAAGCTGTTTGTGATTTGTACTGTTTGCGTTGAAAACGTAAATGCAGACACTGCTTTTAATGGTGCTGGCATAAGTTGAATTGGTTATCAACCCTTTGTCATCGGCCAAGGCGGCAACAGTCCACGCCGTACCGGACGCAACCATGTTCAGATTGCGATAATTTGATGCAGTGGAATCAACTGTCCCGCTGTTTGCAAAGCGAATGCGCAGCGCATCGCTTGCACTGAAACCGATGTTGTCAAGAACGATCAGGTAGTCGTCATATGTCGAGCTGAAAGACGATAAAAAATCGACATTGGCGACAGCCGAACCAATAGTTGTTGATGCAATCAGTGTTAAAGATGAAGTAATTGCAATATTTCCAGAGCCGAGAACAGACTGACTATTAATCGTCTTGATGTTGGTGCCGCTGACCAGCGTTGCCTGCACGCCGGTCAGCGTGTTGTTGGCGATGTTGATGGTCTTGTTTGTCAGCGTTTCCGTGCCGGTCAGGGTAGCAACACCCGTCACAACGCCCGTCATGCCGTTGACCGATGCAACAGGGCCACCAGCGATAGACGCGGCACTTGCTGCGGCTGCGTCTGCACTGGCATCGGCTGCAATGGCACTCAATGCTGCCGCGTCTGCGCTTGCGTCTGCGGCTATTGCGCTTGCTGATGCGTTGCTTGCTGCTGTGACAGCGTTAGCTAGGTCAACCGTTGCGATAGTCGTTGCAGGATGACCACTTGCGTCAAAAGAAAGAACCTTGCTTGCCCTGGTAGCAGCATCAGGGAGAGCGTTAACAGCAGACCCACCTGATTGACGAAGAGTCCGATTCAACTGGTCTTGAATGGCACTCGTCACACCAGCGACAAAGTTAAGTTGTGTGTGAGTGGGAGTAACCGCCCCTGTGACGTTCGGAAACGTGGTTTTTAGCGTACTTTTCAACAAACGAATATGGTTGTCACCCTCCGACTTCAAATCGCTTGAAGTGGGGTTAGATTCGTTCAGTTGATTGATGAAACTTGCTGATTCGACACTCATACAGCATTCCTCGGTTTAATTTGTAAAGCGCCTGATCCAGACAAGCGACGACGTTCGTCTTTCCTGCGGACTGAATCCAACAGAACGGCCACATAGTCCCGATAACGTCCCACTGATTCGTCATCAAACAGATAACGCGCAGCCTCTACGCAAGCTGCGTACAAATAGAGGTCAGGAGCGTTCTCAAGAATCCAGTTCGTTGAATTGATGTCTGAGAGAGGTGTGACGTTGGGGGTGTAATACAGGGTGTAGGTAATCGTCCCTGATGGGGCCGGGATCAGGCGAATCTGATTGCCTTGGACTGTGTACCTTGCCGGGACACCTGGTGATGTGGTCAACCCTTCAATACCATTGGGAGAGGTGTAATCAATGGTAGATTTCATCCCGCCAAAAGTAATTTCAAGGCGGTTGATTTCACCCAGATCAGCAGGAAAGGCAATGAACTCAGTTGCCGATCCAGATGTGGAAGTCTCCAGCTCGGAAACACTCAACTCGCGGAAGATCAGTTTTTCAGCAAGTTGGATGAAGTCAGGGAGTTTGGACGTTAAGTCAGTCCTGTGCATTTGGCTGGCAATTGCAGCCTGCAATTCGGTGTAAGTCGTAATCATTTGAGGTACTTGTCAAATGTCACGAAAGCCGGGTTTTGCTGGAGGTACGTTTTCAGGTACTTCTGCCGTTCCCGGTTGTCTTTGATCTGGATTGC